ATTTCTTTGTACCCAATCGCATATTATGGGAAAATTGGGAAAAGTTTATTACTGATGCAAATTCAGAACATGTATATCCTCATATACGTTTAAGAGACGATTTACAAACAACTGCACAAAAGAAATTTGTAGATTATATGGGTGTACCACCTAATAATACATCAGTGCATCAAGATGTAAATGCACTTCCATTTGCAGCATATCAATGTATATATAATGAATATTATAGAGATCAAAATTTAATTGCTCCGGTAGATTATAAACTTACTGACGGAAATCAAGGTGAATCTGGTATTACTAGATTATTAAAACTACAAAAAAGAGCATGGGAGCATGATTATTTTACTGCATCATTACCTTTTGCTCAAAAAGGTGCTGCCGTAGATATTCCTATTGGTTTAGTAGAAGGAGATTTACCAGTTTATTTAAATAGTACTAATGGTACTACATTAAATGGCTCTCCTGCATCAGTAAATGTAGGAGCTCAAGGTGGACGTACAGATGTACCGGCAGATAGTTTATACGCTGACACATCAAATGCAACAATTGAACCCACAACAATTAATGATTTACGTCGTGCATTTAGACTTCAGGAATGGTTAGAAAAAAATGCTCGTGGTGGTACCCGTTATATTGAAAACATTTTAACACATTTTGGTGTTAAATCATCAGATGCTAGATTACAAAGACCAGAATATATTACTGGTGTTAAGTCACCAGTAGTAATTAGTGAAGTATTACAAACTGGACAATCTGATACAACTCCACAAGGCAATATGGCCGGTCATGGCATTTCAGTATCTAGTGGTCGTGCTGGCAGTTATTTTTGTGAAGAACATGGTTATATTATAGGAATTATGTCTGTAATGCCAAAGACTGCTTACCAACAAGGTATACCAAAAACATATCTTAAAAATGATAGCTTAGATTATTTTTGGCCATCATTTGCTAATATTGGTGAACAACCAGTTACAAAAAATGAGTTGTATGCTTACACTAGTAATGCAAATGATACTTTTGGCTATGTACCACGTTATGCAGAATATAAATACATGCCAAGTCGTGTGGCTGGGGATTTTAGAACTACTTTAGACTATTGGCATTTGGGACGTATATTTTCTACAGAGCCTAATTTAAACCAAACTTTTGTAGAATGTAATCCTACAAAACGTGTATTTGCGGTAGAAGATCCTGAAGGTGATTCCTTATATTGTCATGTATTAAATAAAATTCGTGCTATTAGGCCTATGCCTAAATATGGTACTCCAATGTTTTAATCATGAGTACTCGGTGTATAACACCATTTTATAAGAAAGAACTTATAAAGGGTGAACATATACCCTTTCCATGTGGTAAATGCCCCCCATGTATGAAACGCAGAACCTCAGGTTGGTCGTTTAGGTTAGTTAAAGAAGGAGAGCGGAGTAATTCCGCTCTCTTTGTAACCTTAACTTATGATACTGCCTTTCTACCTATCACAAATAATGGGTATATGACATTAGATAAAAAAGATTTACAAAAATTTTTTAAAAGGTTAAGGAAGTTATCAAATGAAAAACTTAAATATTATGCCGTTGGGGAATACGGCTCTACAAAAATGCGTCCGCATTATCACATTATTCTTTATAATGCTGATAAAGAACATATTACTCGTGCTTGGGCTCTTAATAATTATGCTATTGGTACTAATTATATTGGTGATGTTAGTGTTGCCAGTATCGGTTATACGTTAAAATATATGTGTAAAGAATCAAAAATACCTATTCATAGGAATGATGATAGACAGAAAGAATTTTCTGTTATGTCGAAAGGTTTAGGTGCTAATTATTTAACTAAAAATATGATTAAATGGCACAAAGATGATTTAGAAAATCGAATGTATGTACCTATGCTTGATGGTAAAAAGATAGCAATGCCTAGATATTATAAAGATAAAATGTATAACGAACAAGAAAAGGATAAAATAGCATTACATATTGGTAAAATTAGTAAAGAAAAAGATTTGGAAATGGAAAAACAATTTTCCAGTTTTACAGAACAAGAAAAAGTAATGTCTGAAAGACATTTACACCAATTTAAAAAAATGTATAAAAGCTCTGAATTAGAGCGCAAAAAATCAGATTTATGATAAAACATTCATTAAATGCAAAAGAGTTTGTCAGTGAGGGTGAGATTAATAATTTTCCGTCTCAAACAATACCAGACCAAACATTAACAGTTAGAGAACTATTAGTTCGTTATGCTAAAGGTTTACCTTTAGATGGCATGAAACAACCTATATGGGAAGGAGAAGATGGTGATGCAATCGACCCTCGTAGACTCGATTTAGCTGAACGTCAAGAACTTGAAATAGCTGCTCGTCAAGAACTTGCCGAAATCGAAGAACGTTTAAAGAGCAAAAAAGTTGAAAAAACAACTGCAAAGTTGTCTAAAGAGGATATCGAAGATATCCAAAGTCAAGATGTTGAAAACATCTAAAAACGGAGAAATACGGCTGTGCAAACTTGTTTGCATGGCTGTATTTATCAAGTCAAGCGAAGCGCGACAGAAAAACACTAATACTACCTTGATATATTAGTGTTTATTGACACTAAAGATATATATTTGGAAAGTGAATAAAGGAACTAGGTAGCGCAGCGGACGACGGACGACATGAACAAAACAAAATAAATATATTGTGTCACAAAAAAAACAAAAAAAATGGACCCGTTTACATTAGGTGCAATAGTACAAGGTGGAGCCGCTCTGGTTAATACAGGCTCACAACTATTCACAAACGCAAAAAACAGAAAAAATGCATTGGACGATTGGAATCGTCAAAATGCTTATAATCATCCAGTTCAACAGATGGCAAGATTTAAAGAGGCGGGACTTAACCCGAATCTTATATATAAACAAACAAACGAAGCTGCTCCAGTACGTAGTACTGATTATGTTGCCCCAAAATTAGATGCCGATATTACTGGCATGATGGGTAAATACGCAGATTATAAACAAAAACAAGTTCAAACTGAACTTCAAAGTCAGGCAATTCAGAATGCCGTAGAAGATTTAAAAACAAAAAAGCTTACAAACGAAGGTTTAGCTATTAGAAATAAAATATTAGCTGATTCTCAGGTAGAACAAACAGATGCTTATGCTATTAAGAATAGAGTTGCCAATGCATCATATGATAGACTTATTGCAGGTGCAAACTTAGATAGACAAACATTAAGCCAAAGAAATCAAACTAATCCATTACAAGTAAAAACAATGGAACAACAATTTAAAGCATTATCAACTAATAATGACTTTCAAAAACTCAATCTTATGCAAAAATATGAGATTGGACAAATAACTAAAGACAATTTAAAAGAAATTGGTGAAGGAATTAAAACCCAAAATGGTTTAAAAGCATTTGAATTAAAAATGCGTCAATCTTTAGATGAATTAAAAATAGGTAGTGGTTTAGCTCAAGATATTATTAAAATTTTAATTTCAAAAATTTTCTAAAATGAGAGTATATACACAAGATGAAATTTTAAGATTAATCAGATGGTATAACAATTCAGATGAAAACGAAAAAAAGTTATTAAGACCATATATAGATAATGCTATGGTAAAGTATTTTTCTCACAAATTAAAAACAAAAAAATGCGTAGACGAACAAAGTATCGCGGCTCATCTAGAAAGCGCGGTTATGGCAAATCCTACGGGAAACGTAGTAAAGTAAGCCGAACTTATTATGTAAGTAGAGGCGGAATTAGACTTTAACAAATGGCGGCTAGTCACCGCCTATTAACAAATTGTTCTAAAATCAAACAAAAACAAAAAACAATGGCAAGGAATTTATTCAACTCCATTAAGTTATCAAAGCCTAAAAAAAATGTCTTTGATTTAACTCATGATGTTAAGTTATCTGCAGATATGGGTAATTTAACTCCTATTCTTACCATGGAATGTGTACCAGGTGACAAATTTGACATTTCATGTGAATCACTTATTAGATTTGCTCCATTAGTAGCTCCAGTTATGCACCGCATGGACGTTACAATGCATTATTTCTTTGTACCCAATCGCATATTATGGGAAAATTGGGAAAAGTTTATTACTGATGCAAATTCAGAACATGTATATCCTCATATACGTTTAAGAGACGATTTACAAACAACTGCACAAAAGA